AGCGGTCTATAAAGCCATGGGGGTAGAACACTACTATTTCCATTTGGCGTTGCTGCAACCGGCTTTGCAAGGCGTGGACCCTCATAATGAGGATGTCCTAACGCTTGAGCAAAAGACCATGATTTTGTACGAGTGCGATAACAATCCTTGGTACTACTTACGGGAGATCGTGCTCGATAAAGGCGCAGGCCTTGAGATTGACGACTGTCGATTCCGAGCCAACCGCTCAAACGTAGCGGCGTTGTGGCTCACGATAGCCTGTGTGGATTACATTCAGATTCAACCTCGACAGACTGGTAAGTCGTTCGGGACCGATTGCAACTCGTTGTGGTTGCAGTATTTCTGTTACCGCAACACCGCGATGAACTTGATTACCAAAGACGAGTCATTGCGTAAGTCGAACATCGCTCGCTTGAAGAAACTTCGCGACATGTGGCCTGACTACATCAATCGCAACGCCTCCAAAGACGACAACAACCAAATCTCTTTGAGTTGCAATTCTTTGGAGAATAAGTACTACACCCACGTATCCCAAAGTTCGGAGAAAGCCGCCAACAATCTGGGTCGTGGTATGACCAGTCCGTTTATCCACGTGGATGAGGGTCCCTTCATCAACCACATCGAAACGACGGTGTCGGCGGCGATGGGTTCTACCAGTGCCGCTCGTGAAATTGCTAAACGAAAAGGCAAACCTTACTGCACGGTGTTTACAACCACCGCTGGTAACCAAGAAGATCGTGACGGTCGTTACGTCTTTGGTATGATGGCGGGCGCGGCGATCTGGTCGGAACGGTTCTTAGATTGTCGAGATCGCGACGAGCTAGTGAACTACATTAAGACCAACTCCAATGGCCGAGCAACTATGGTGAACTTAACCATGTCTCATCGTCAGCTCGGTCTGTCTGACGAATGGTTGTACGAAGCACTTGCCAACGCTCGGTCGGAAAGCGACAACATCGATCGGGATTATTTCAATCGGTGGACGAACTCTTCCAGCGGATCGTTGATCCCTGATCACCTGGCAAAAGCAATGCGAGAGTCGGAGTCTGAAGCGGTGGGTAGTTGGATCTCTCAGGAGAACTACATCTTCCGCTGGTATCAAGAAATCGATCCTGAGGTTCAATACGTACTGATGGTCGATACCTCAGACGCGATTGGTCGAGACGACATTGGTATTGTGTTGTTGGATACGCGCAATGGTGAAACTGCCGGAGCGGCGGCATTCAATGAAACAAACTTAATTCGGTTTGCCCAGTGGTTGAGAGAATTCTTGGTTACCTATCGTAACACAACTCTGGTCATCGAGCGTCGGTACAATGCGCAAACGATCATCGACTACCTCTTGTTGAAATTGCCGGAGCTGGGTATCGATCCTTTCAAACGGATCTTTAATCAGATTGTGCAAAAACGAGAGGAACGTCAGAAAGACTACGATCGAGTGATGGGTCCGGGTTTGAACCGGTCACGTCAGCTGTACGAGACACATCGACGAGACTTTGGGTTCGTTACCGATGCGGACAGTCGTAAGTTGCTCTACTCAAACGTCTTGATGAACGCTGCAAAAGACGCCGGACACCGAGTCCGAGATAAACAGTTGATTCAGCAAATCTTGTCGTTGGTGATTAAGAACGGTAGAATCGATCACAGCGCCTCTGGTCATGACGATATGGTCATTGCGTGGTTGATTGGTCATTGGTTCTTGAACTACGGAATCAACCTGCATCAGTACGGAATCAATCCGGCACGGGTCATGTCTGAACGTAGTAACGGAGGAAAGGAGATCACGCCCCAAGAAGAACTGGAGCGCCATGAGCAGAAGGAACTGATGGACACCATCGAACGTATTCACGAACGATTAAAGTCATCAACCAGTCAAATGGAGATTATGCGACTAGAAAGTGAATTGACCAGTATGATGAGTCGTTTGAAACAGGACGATTCTGATGGCATGACTTTAGACGCCTTGATTCAAGAGGCTCGTGAAACCAGGGAACGTCGTCTGGGCGGTGCCGCTGGCGGCGGCGGTCAAACCAAGTTGCTCATATCCCGATACGGTTCCGGTCGGTAATGATTAAGCTCTTGTGGATGCGAGCGCTTAATCAACGGAACCGATGGCTACGGCGTGTGCTGGACTTCTTCTCAAATTCGTACAGCGATACGGTTTGGATTGATCACTACGCCGCGCCGGAAGCCACGGGACCGGGGCCGACGCTACTGTACGCTGAGGTGGAGCTTCGTCATCTCAAGTATCAGTTAGGAGGCTACGACGGCATTTGTGTCGTCGTCAAAATTGCCAAAGTAACTATAATTCAACACACGCTGGCAAGGGACATGTCAAGAACTCGGGTGACCTGGGAATACGTTGGGTTAAGTGAGAAAGACTTGTTTGTCCTATTAAATCGAGACGTGCCGTGGATAGATAAATTACCTTCAGGACGCTGTGGTGTGGATCGAACCAGGGATCGCCGTCCACCAAGAAACATCGAGTAGTACTTCAAGGTAGACAGAAGGGTTCTCTAATGAAAAGTTTTTTGAAATTAACTTCTAAACTGTTCGGTGATAAATCGGTTGAAGACGATGGTGGATCTGATGAACCATCGTTAATTGATCTTCCGACGGCGTTGCGTCCTTATTTTCCATCGTCGAAGTTTCGACCGATCAAACTAGAACAAGAGCAACACTACCCCAAGCTCAAGATGGCGCACGTCAGCGCTGACAACACACCGGGTCAGGTGGTCTTTCGTGAAGACACCATGTTGGATATGGACCTACTGACTCGATATTCTGGAAAGAATTTCCATCGGATGCCTCAAAGTCAATACCGACGTATGTTGACAAAAGTGGGGCTGAACATGACCCCACCAATACCTGAGTTAACGGGGAACGATACCTGGGTCGATATACGCGTGGACGAGTTAGACTACGCGCTGGTTGATGTCACTGGGTTTCGTGAGTATATGGTCATCGATCGAGAACGAATCCAACATTGGCTTGAAGACATACCTCGAGAGCCGTTAACTATGGAGGTTCAACAGTTCGATCCTCACAGTGGAATCATCGCCAACGACGTCGATAAGATCAACTCCGCGATTCGTAAGATGACTCGGTTGCGGATCGAGAAACGTCTAAAGGACACGTTGGATCTTCCTCCGTTGCCAAGTGTCGCTCGAAAGATCATTGAGTTACGGGCGAACCCTAATGCAAACGCGTTTGAGTTAGTAGCCGTCGTTGAAAGCGACCCAACCTTAGCCGCCAACGTGATGCGTTGGGCAAATTCGTCTATGTACTCTATGAGCGGTGACGTTCGGTCGATACACGATGCGATCAATCGGGTGTTGGGATTCGACCTGGTTATGAACCTGTCGATGGGGTTGGCGTTAGGTAAGATAATGGAAATACCGAAACATGAGACCACGCACATCCTGAACCATTGGGAGCAGGCGATTTGGGTGGCACATGCCACGACGGCGCTGGCGGATCTGATCGGGCCAGATTTTAAGGCGTGCAAGGGGTTGGCGTATCTGTGTGGGTTATTGCACAACTTTGGTTATCTGGTGTTAAGTCACACTTTCCCACCGCACTTTAAGATCATTACCGAGTCGACCGACATCAATCGACACGTAGATGTCAGTTTGATCGATGCACACATCTTAGGGGTGACGCGAGAACAAGTGGCGACAGAGTTGATGGAAAATTGGAGGTTGCCAAAGGAAGTGGTCTATGGGATTCGGTATCAGAAACAGTTGCTGTACGATGATGAGCACCGAGTATACGCGAACTTGGTGTACTTGGCTCGATCTAAGTTGATCCAATACGGGGTGGCTCTAGGGGCACCTATGGCGCAGCCTGGTTATCTGATAGAACAGCTTGAGTTGGAGGAGAGCGCGGTCGACAGTCGAATCGTTGAGCTTCTCAAACAAGAAGATCGGATCTTAAGCATGGCACGGATGATGTAGTTGTTTAGACTTGATAAACCGTCATTGCGACATAGGGGAGGGGCAATGCCCCTCCCTTTTATTTCGACTTCCTTGTGAGGCGTTACAGAATCCCCATCGCCACCATTGGGTCTTCGTTGATCCCCGGTTGAAACGGAACTCTTGACTCCATGGTACTGCCTTGACTGAAGTAGGTCATAGAGAACGTTCTTAACACAATGTACAGCATACACCCAGTGCGCACAGAAGCCAACAGCGATTTGTTGTTAGACTTCACCGCCCGGCGAGCGATAGCCAAACTCAGCTCTCGCATTTTCAACAACGACGCATCGGTAGACCGAGACGACATGTACAAACTGCGCAGTCGACTCAGTAAGGTAGCCAGATCGATGCTGTTACGAAATTCCCGACGGTTCTCGTTGATGTACTCAAACGCGTGCAACAGAGTTTCATCCACCAGTTCTTGAATCTTAGGATCACCCCGTCGACCGTAGTTGTCGGCCATGTATTCCAACGCACTGTTCAAATGTCGTTCAGGCATGGTGTGCATGACGTTCGCTACAATGCCCGTCAGTTGCCCTCGAATGAAAGTGGCCCTATCAGTCAGGGTCGTGTGAATGTACCGTTTGTAGCGGCTGTTCTGGCGTGCTAGGTCACGTACGTGCATCTCACCACCCAAGTCGATCATGTTCGACCGACTGGAGATCCGAGTAGGGCTGTCTTTGACCCGGTGGAAGATCGCGGTCATCTTCTTCACCACTTCTCGAATGCGACCTTGAACGTCACTGATCATCCGCTGGATCTGCTCGTCGTCGTCAAACTTATCGATGGTACTGGCGTGAATCGAACCGCGAGATAAGACGTCCTCACACCGGGCTTCGATCAAGGCCGCCCAACTGCCGTGTTGTTTAATGCTGAACTTGTAACTCAACGCAGCGTAAGTGGCCTCCGCGATTGCGCGATCGGGTTCGTACGGGTAGTAGTGAGCCATCAACGAACCCAAGAACCGATAGTGCATGGCTCGCAAAGCGTCCATCATACCTTGCTCTTTCTGACGACTGGACAGGCCTGATGCGTTGTGAATGGCGTGCACCAACCACACCACACTCAAGTTGAAGACGTCTGTCCTGACTCGTTGTGTAGGATCAACCGTCGGTAACGAATGCAATTCGTTGCGTAGCACGACGTCATCGGTTTGAAGAACTTCGTCAAACCAAGCGTTGCGATCGGATGTATGAAAACGCATAGGTGGGGTACCCAGAAGGTTACCGCCTAAGAAAGCGATGTGGTCTTCGTTCTTGTTCACGAAGTAACGTTCAAACTGACTGATCGTCTTTACCAACTTAACATCAATCTTCAGATGCTTCATTTCATCAGCAAAGACTTCTTTAATGGATCGTGACATGACGTCGATCTCTCGAATTAATGGGTTGTCTATATAATCCGCGGGGGGGCCGCGCGCCTGTTCCACTTGTATAGGTGCTAAAGACGCCAGGGGGGGTTGTTTGGTTTGTTATGAAGACTGTGAATGGATTGGTCTTTATTGTATCCGATGTCTCTGTTTCTTTCTAATCCATTAAAAACCCACAATCCATTCTTTATCTTTGGTCTTTACAAACCAAGCAATCCCTTTCAGGGTTTATCTTGGATGTGTAAAACTTTACAGGATTGAATTATTTTTTGCCAGAAAGAGGAGCGACAGCGACCATCCTTTCGAGCTTACCGTAGGCGGTAAGCGTGGGAGAAACGGTAGTAAGGGGGAGCGATAGTCTGCGCAAATGCTATATTGACCTTTTTTCAAGGGTTTGTAGGGCTTTTTGAGTTTGCACAGGGGAACGTCGTAATTTTCCCGGTTAACGGCTTCTATGGTATAGCACTTTAACAGTGCGCGTGGTTTAGACCTTAGGTGTTGGGGTGATAGTGGTTTGCACCTGGGGTCTGGACGTTGGTGGTGTCGAGGGGAGTACGTGTGTGGAAGGTTTTTACGGGTTCCTTCCTAGCGCAGTTCCTGTACGGTTGTGTTTGCGCATAGCGAACGCGTTTTGCGCTTGTACACAAGCTCCCCTCGACGGGCCTCATGCAATAATGTTCATCTGTAGTGCGGGTAGATTGGGGACCTTCGGGTCCTCAGTTTATTTTGTTTTGACCGTATCTTAAGCACATATTACTTGAGGGAGTAGTCACATAACTACTTAACAACAACATTACATCAGAACCTGTAGGATCAGATCTATGCACGAGCTCACGTTGGAGACCTTACCGCAGTACGCCGAGAAAGAACCGAAGTTGGTGACCGCTATGTTTTCTTTAGCAGACATCGCTCAACGGTTTGACGAAGCCGTGGCCCCTAAAAGCATTGACGTGTGGATTGCACGAAACATGCACGAGGTCAATGCTTTTTCAAATCGAGTCATCCCGGTAGGAAAGATCGAAGACTTGCCGTACCACCTGTTCATCGCCACGACGGAGATCACTCAAAGCTACGTACTCGTCCCCAGTAAACAACGAATGAAATTGGTGACTGAACCTTTACGGTCCGGCATCTGTCTGTAAGTGGGGAGGGGTACGCCCCTCCCTTATGCCGTTTTGCGTTGATCCCAACACATTTCGAACCTATATAACACAGGTGAGTTGGATACACAAACAACTTAACCCTAACCTTTATATCTGGAGAATACCCATGAAAGTATCTTACAGCGCATCCATGACCAAGACCGAACTCACTGCTATCAAATCCTTCGCAGAGAAAGTGGCGACGCATTTCGGTGAGAGCTTCGACGCTGAGGCGTACAACGTAGAACTGTCCCAAAGAATTCGGGTGAAGTACACCGCTGGGAACGTGTTGGCGTTCATCAATTTAAAAGATACCTACGAGGTATCGGTTGATGTGAGTGTTGATGAGTCCTACACGGTAGAGTACCTGGACTTGCTAACCCGTGCTCTGCCCCTGATCGGTGGGTTGGTCAACGTGATCAAAGAGCTAAACACGCTCAACGAATCAAAGTTCGAAGTCCTTGAGACGGAGTTCGAAACCCAATAAGCGCTAGACGACATAAGGGGAAGCGATCGCTTCCCTCTAGAACCAACCCCAACCTTTAATAAAGCGAGACTTACCATGAAAAACTTCAATCGCATCTTCGATCAAATCGACACCACGCTTTCTGCAGAAACGGTTCTCAAGGGTGAGAACGGAACCGGGTACTTCAACGGTCTAACGCTAGTGGACTTTGATGGCGATCTGGCCAAGTTCACCGACCGGCACGACCGCCGGGGTATCGTGTGCAAGACCCGGTTGGGGAACATTGTGTTCTTTCAACGTCGCATCGATGGGGAGAGATTTGCATACAACGCCGCCGGGGCCCTCAGACTGATCATGAGTGCCGCGGTTCCCGAAAACGTATTAACGGACGATTCCCTGTCGATCTGGATCGGGAATTTCAAACCCACCAACACGATGAAGAAGATCATCGATGAAATCTTAAACAGAGAACAAGACCGTCTGGAAGATGAGGAGTCTGCTAACGACACCGCCGGTATGGCGTAATGCAAACGGCATAAGGGGAGGCTACGGCCTCCCCTATGTCATCGCTTTATTTTTTGTCTTAACGTTACAGGGTTGCCTTGTTCGCCGGGTAATGGATATCAACGGTTAGATCCAACACTGGTGCCGGGGCGGTAAGCGCAGACACAACATTACTACCGGCGTTCCGTGAGCCTTTTGCGTAGAACGAATTGGACTTTACATTAAGACGATTAATAGTTTAGATCGATTACTTACCCCGACCAACCATGGAGGCGATAAACTGACTCATACGCGGTCTATCGTTTGTGAAGCTGGCCTTGGCCCAGTTCTGAGCGTAGTACTCCTGATACATCTCGTTAGAGTCAGCGTAAGAGTCGACAACTTCACGAATCCTACCTAACGGTACGCCTCCGTTCAAAACCCCCTGATCCATGGCGATGTTGGTGTTCACGTAGATGTAGGCCTTGACGGCTAACTCGACCAACTTACCATACACCGGATAAATACCTGGGTTCAAGTTCGCCATACCGTGGTCGTTCTCAACCATGCAGGTCATTCCCAACTGATCGCTCAGGTGGGTTACATCGTCTCTGACAAGTACGGTGTTGTCGCCGATGATTTGACAGTTAGCGGTTGAGACAATGGGCATACTGGCAATGGCTTTGTACAGATCGTTGGCCGCCGCCAGTAGTTGATTGGTCTGTCCTTGGTGATGCGTTGGCATCCCATGGTAGGTGATGTAGTTCAGCGTCCGGACCGAGACGATGCGACGACCCCCCGTCAGTTCATAGGGAATACGAAACACACGTGTCGCCAGGTCGAATTGTTCCCACCCACAGCGAGCCAAATCGATGGCCACCATAGTGCCGCCTGTCAGATTGCAGTCGACGTTCACACGACTTTCAATAACCTTATCTCTAATAGCAGCGTCAATAGATACAGCGTCTTGATTTCCCCGCCAGCGAGACCCGAATCCAGTGATGGCTTGTGGCGAGAACGCCAATTGCAACACCGAATCAGGGATCGTGTGGCGGACATTATTAATGGCGTAGTTAATTGCGTTCATAACTGGACTCCTTGTATGATCATAAGATGGCCAGTAATTTGTGGAACCCTCAGGATTTCAGGAATATATCATTGAGGTGCTATAGTCACACGCAGTTTTTACTGACAGCGTATGGCGAATAGAATGCAACTATTGCGCAATAGTTACAAACGAGAACTTTAGGAGCAGACATGTCTAAGACATTAAGAATTTTCGGATGTGGCGGCGCCGGGATTAACCTGGTCAGTCATTACTTCGGCAAAGAAACAGCAGCTGGAACTGCAGAACTGGCACCAGCCTTGATCGACACCAGTCGGTCCAACCTCAGAGGCCGTAAGATCGACGAAGCTGCCACCTACCTGGTAGAAGGCCTGGACGGCTCCGGTAAGATTCGCTCAGAAAACTACGAGGAAATCAACAAAACGATCAAACAGATCTTGGTGCAGATACCCCCTGGGGATTTCAATCTGGTGGTCTTCAGTGCCAGTGGCGGTTCAGGATCGGTTGTCGGTCCTTTGCTGCTCAAAGCGCTCAACGAAAGAAAACTCCCTGCGATCGCTATTGTGGTGGGGACTGATGAGTCTACTATCGCTGCTGAAAACACATTGAAAACCATCAAGTCTCTGGAACTGGTTGCTAAGAACAGCGACCTGCCGGTGATCATGTCGTTCCACAAGAACGATCTGGGTGGCCGCCGCTCTGAAACCGACCGTGCCGTTTGGTCCGTCATCTCCTGCCTGAGTATTCTTACGTCTGGCGAAAACATGGAAATGGATTATCGCGACCTGGTACATTGGGTTCAGTACACTAAGGTGAACGGCGGGCGTTCTCAGTTGGCTACTATGCACGTAGCAACGTCCGCCGACCACATGAAACGCATCACTGCTCCGCTGTCCGTGGCCAGTCTGTACGGAGATCCCGACCAAGAACACTTGGCAACGTCTGCGGACTATCAGTCTGTGGGTTACGCCGATCTCTCCGGAACGGATTTTGACCAGGTACACTTCGTCATCGGCGTCAACGATCTTCAGCGTATCGGTCAAGACCTGAAAGCTCAGGTGTCAGGTATGATGGAAGAGCGTAACGCTCGAATCGACGTGGATTCGCTGTTGGAAGACGGCGACAGCGAAGGCGATGTAGTTCTTTGATAAAACCGTTTGTATTTTTCGGACGCTGGTTTGCCGTCGCTTGTGGGAGACTTAGTTACCTATTGAGTCTTGCCCTGGAACCGTTCTTGGTTCTTCCGGCGCTGGCGTCCGAAATGACGGATGGATGTGTGACGAGAGCGCGCATCCATGTAAGCGTGGGTTGTTGTCGTCTGTCGGTGATTTTTGGGGTCGCGCCAGGCAATCGAACAGGTAACCCACTTGCTGTAATGAGGTCGTTATGAGACGACTGATCGTTTTGAGTAAAGCGGCAGGAAGTCGAGTTCTCTTTGGACACCGTGCTGTTTAGCACTGGCTCCATGTTGAGACTCGACTTCCTATATTTTTTTTGTCTTTGCTGAAAGCTCCTCAGATCGTCTCTGCTGCCATTCTATGTGAATCAGTACATAACTGCGCTTTTATATGTAATAGGCCGTACAGGCCACTCCAGACGTTTTCAGGGATATATTATCCATGTGATAGACATTCCTGACCGAGGTGAGACAGCCCGTGATATTAATCTTCAATGTCGATGAGCACCTTCACGACTTAAAGCATCATTTTGACTGTCCCAAGACGGCACTGCTACGAATAGTAGGATACCACCTGTACAGAGAATACCATCTCGATGCTGGTCTTCAATGCATGTATCTTGATAGACGCTATTCCCGGGAATACAGTCGATTCCATCTGTCGTTCTTACTTGAACTCAAACTGGTGGGCACGTCGATTGTGTACGGTGGTGCGTATTACGGACGGTTGCAACTACATAAAACCGACCTCTGGGTCACTCTAGAGACGACTAGGATTGGAACGCATGCAGAACCCCCTCAAATCACAGCTGATGAATATGCACGACTGGGCCGACATCACCACGGCACTCGTTCGTCAGTTCATCTACGAAACGCTCGAACCGCACACGACCCCATCGGACAAAGATACCGTGTCCCAGACGTGGACAATGAAACAATCTATTCAGTGGGTTCAAGCGCAGTTAGACGACGAGTTCAATCGTCAAATGGCGTGGGCGAGCGCCACTACCGCCGCTGACGACGTCTTAATGGATTTCCTAAGCGAGCTGTTCTCTACCGAGCTGGGTCCTGAGATCACCACCAAGAAAAACCAAAAGAAACTTCTGAACAACCTCATCGAACTCACCGACCCCGCAGTTATCGTGATAGGGGAAGCCGTTGCAGATCTGGTACAACCGAACCCCTGGATGGTGTGGAGTATCCGATACCGATATGACATCGCACTGATCGAACCCGACGACGACTATCGAATTAAAATCTTCAATCAGAAAGTTGAGGCTGGCGACTGGAAACTTAAGTGAGGCGAGCATGGTCTTTGAATACGTTCACCGCATCAGCCTTTATGAAATTGGCAGCTACGTCCGTCACTACTTAGACGAACATGGGACAATTCCGATGAACGGTCGTCCTATGAATTATCTTTTAGAGATGCATCTGAATTTGCTCTTGTGCAACGACTTGAGTTATTTGGGCGCCATGCGACGCAAACTGCATCAATACTTATCACCACATCACGCGGATACGTTAACCGATTTGGTTCACGACATGTTACTGTACGACACCCGACACTACTTAACGTTGGATGAGGGCGAAACGGTGATTGAAGTTAGTGTCAAGTCAAACTACGACGCGGTGGTGGTTGTCCACGAGCGAGACGGCGCGCACGCCCTCAACGACTAACCCCAACACACGAGGACGGTTCCGACCGTCCTTTATTCTCATTAGGTACTATTATGCTGAATCGACCGATGCTACTTGACCTTTACGAGGCTTATGTTGATTTCCGGTCACGGATGACTGAGATACTTCGTCGGGAAACGTTGATGCATCCGATGAACGTCGTTATTGACGACTTCTTTCAAATCGCGATACACCGAGCCTCCGACAGCGTCTCGTTCTTTGACGACGCTGGAACTCAGAAGAAACACTTGCACCCAGTGGGTATACATCGAATCATGGTGTCGACTCACATGCAAGACATCTTCTTTGACGAGTTCACGGATTATGTATTTGAATGCAGTTACTTCGACAAAAACGCACTGGAAGACAGATTCATTCACCATCAAATTGCATCGTTGTGTGTACATGCTGTGGGTCAGATATTGCAATCCATCATGGCGGTGATCATTCAGACCAACGATGGTCGCATGTTCTTTCACCCAGACAACGCTACCCTTGACATGACGATGTCTGATCTGATCATTGACCCTATCCCAAATCGCCTGGATGTAAAAGTAACAGTGAGATTCGAATGAGAGCTCATACCCCTATACGACGTATGATTCTGTCGATGTACGAATCGTTGACGTTCCTGACGGAAGTGTGTCATTTAGAGCCACATCTGGCTCAGGAACTGATCGAGCTGGTGATTCTGTCGCAGTGGTCCACGACCCGTATGAACGGGATCGAATGGATTCACCGGAACGGCCACGGATATACGACAGTGGATGAAGTTCTTGAAGACGCCTTAGAAGAGATGGCGTACACTGAAAATCTTCAAATACCCAGAGACCGTCTGCGCCACGCCGCGTTCGGTGTGTTGGTGGACCTGCCTGAACAGAAGAAGTACTGGGAAGAATTAAACGAACACGGCTCACTGGGTTGTCAGATTCACTGGCGGCGCTCTGACGTGTTAATTAAGTTTATGTGAGGTAATCTATGCAAGGTACAATCATCTTGCCAACTGACCACGTCATGCAGGAATTCCACAACATGGCTATGCGTATGCAGGCGTTGGACTTTGACGCGTATGAGTGCGTACGCATCGCTATGGATTCCTTGATCTTTGCTCAGAAGTATCCCCGCTCGTTTGAAACCGAGGTCTGTCTGACGTATGAGAACCGCGGCGTTCAAGACATGTCTATGGACGACATTAAAATTCTAAACGGGATGATGCGACTTCTGTATGAGAGACTGTATTGCGCACTCTGCTCGATGAGACTCTACGATTCAACGGGAAGACTGACGCATCAGTACTTCGAACTGAATCACGGAGACATCGTTGTTTCCGATCAAGCGTTTGATAACCAACCAACCTCCTAGGGAGATCGGGATGCAAATCATCCTAACTGTGTCGTCGATCAAACCCGTGGTCGACATGGTGGAAGTTGACTTAGGTCAAGATGTCCCCGTAGATCGTTGCTCGGTACTGAACCGGATCAATGGTATGATCAATGAAGCTTTTGACTGCTTCCATTCAAGCGACGATATGGTCGAGACGATTCAGAGAATGCTTGAAGACAACGAACTGGACGACGACGAGCTTTTGTTCGTGGCCCCGGAGGTGTATCTCTTTAAGTGTTTGCTGGAAGAACTCGAAATCCATCCACTTACTCAGCAGAAAAAATTAAGTCTGCGATACGTAAGCGTTGTTGGGGTGTTTGGCGATTTCATGTTACACTACAAGTAAGGAGCACCCATGGCTACATCGGAACAATTCCAGATGGGCTCAGCCTACGACTTCATTACCTACGCTCCGTCGGTACTGGGATCGTTTAAGAACGTGAGAGTCACCGGTATTGTTGATTACCGCGGCGCTCAACAGTACATCGACCCTGCGTCGTATCACGCGAACGTGTTCAGCACACTACCAGCGAACAGTGCGCCCGATGACCATACTCGTTACTACTATTTGGTGGTCGTCCAATCTAACGGGACACGCACCGCCGTTGCTCTGCCTTGGATCGATGGTGCCAGCGTGGCAATTCGTGAGCGAGGTCGGGCAACTGTGAGTCTTGAAGATGTCGGACCGGACGATCTGGATCGCCTCAGACGGTCGTTGGCACACAACGGCTTTGTCATCGGTTCGATCGAATTGAACTGATTTAAGTTTAATTACGAACACAACCGTACATGATATGCATCGAAAAGTTCGTGACTGGTTTTCTTGAGCGTTGGCCAGATCCACGACGTTAGCTCCGGGGGGCCGTTTTGGTCCCCCGTTTTTTTTTCGCATCGACATTAAGAGTCCCTATTATGTTAACTCTCATCATCGAGATGAACGACGTCATTGATGAGCTGTGTCTGAAGATCGATTCGATCCTTAAAGTCTCAGGTCTTGAGGTGGTCGACGATCTGACGAACGAACTCATGCTTATTAGCTTGGACTTTGCGACCACAGTCTACGAGTACATCGACAGTAACCGCCCGTTGAACGCGATGCAAGTGACGGACCTGCGTCAAGCATGGCATGACCAACGGTTTCATGAAACCTATCAAGGCGATTACTACACGGCTTTGATCGAGATGTGTAATGAGGAAAACGATGAACTCCGGCAATTGGCTCAGATTGGGGTTGACGTATTGGTTCAGTTGATGATTCGAACCACGGAGGTCATGTTAGCGCAGCCTGGGTGTCGTAACCTGATGCGGGAAATCGGGACTACCACCGATTTTTCAACGGGCAAGGATCTTCCTCTATTAATGCCCAGTTTTACTCTGGCACCCAATTCTACCGATGTCATTGTCACAATCAAGTTAAACCCAGAACTCACCCATGCGGCTGCTTAGGCCGCTTTATTTTTTGTCTAAGTTGTTTTTTTGGAAGCGACCACGTTATCGATATGCACACATCAGGAGGTGATAAATGTCGTCTTTTTTCGTTAAACCCGTTGAAGAATACCACCGTACCCTTGACATTCAGTCAGCGTATTTGAAAGACATGGCTACTGGCTTGGCTCGCGTTACCGGGCGATCCTTCGACGCTTGTTTTGAGTACGTGAAACAGGTCACGAGCGCGGGTGGTAGGCTGGCGTACGAAGACCCACCTATGAAGTACGTAGGTCGGAAGTCTTCAGGGGATAGGGTCCTTAAGGTAACAACGTTCTTGAATTACATCAAGACTGTGGATCAACACCAATTGATTCTCGCTCCCTCAATGACGGTCTACCAGAACCCTAATGTAGAGAAGTCGGTGACGGCCATCTATATCGCTGAGAACATCAAGAAGCGATCGAAATCGAAGAAAGAAATGTTTGCTGCGAAAGAGGCTGGTAACAACTCCTTGCACGCGTTTAAGAAGAACGAACAACAGACGCACAAGATTAAGAACAACGCCTTGTCCGGTGCTCACTGTTCAGACTCAACGGTTTTGTACCTGGACACTATACACTCCAGTTTGACATCAACCTGCCGCAGCGCCGCCGGTTACGGCAACGCAAATAATGAAAAGGTCTTGTCGGGTAATCGACACTACTGGTCGGCAGAGATTGTAATGGCCAATATTCTAGCGGTGACCAATCACGTCAACTTCGAAGAGTTTGCTCAAGCGATGCAGCAGTACGACCTGATCGCACCCTCAATCGATGAAACCATGGAATGCATTCAGTACAGTACAGATTTCTACTGGCGTGACCGAGGTAAGACGGATCAGATCCACCGCCTGGTTAGCGGTCTGTCTGACTTGGAAAGGGCGGCGTTTGTGTACACTGGCGATTTGTACCACCTGGCCAAACACAACCCCCAAGTGGTCCGGACGCTGCTTGAAGAAGTTGCGACCATCCCCGACGATACCGTTGAGAACTGTGAACAGTACGTTAAAGGACTGACGGATGAAATGGGGGCTATGGTGTCCTTGCTGTGTGGTAAGTTCATGGGGGGTAAGAACATCTCGTCCTTCGACGATTTAACCAAAGAGACCCAGAACCTACTCGGAGCGACCGCTAAGCGTTTGACGGAAACGCTTGAACATTACCGTCTGCTGATAAAGGTTTTGTTGGTTAGTGACGTTATGCCTGCGAGTATGGCCAATCTACCGAACATCATTCGACGTAACGCCATCACCTCCGATACCGACTCCACCATTTACACAGTACAAGACTGGTTGATCTGGTACGACGGTAAGATTTCATTTAACGAACAAGCCGTGAACATCGGTCATGCGGTGTCGTTTCTGTCATCGGCGTCAATCACTCACATCCTGGCGAAGATGTCGGCGAACATGGGTGTGGCTAAAGACCAATTACATCAGTACCAGATGAAGTCTGAGTTCTACTTTCCAGTGTTCGCATTGACCTCACGAGCGAAGACGTACTTTGCGCACGTAGGAGCCCAAGAAGGGCAGGTCTTTACGGAACCGGATTTGGAAGTCAAGGGCGCGGTACTTAAAGGTTCGGCGTCGCCGAAGTTCGTGATGGACGACGCGGATGCTTTGGTGAACGAAATCCTTGAAACGGTTGCCAGCGAGAAGAAGATTCAACTCACCCCGATTCTGGAGCGAGTGGCTAAAATTGAACAGACCATCATTGATTCGATCAAGCGCGGTGAGACGTTCTATTACAAACGAAGCGAAATCAAGACCGCAGACTCTTACAAGTTAGGAGAGTCGAACAGTCCTTACATGCATTACTTGTTGTGGACCGACGTCTTTGCTGACAAGTATGGGGCGATTGAATCCGTGCCGTATCGTGCTATTAAGGTATCGATCGATGCTGACTCTAAGACGGACTTCACTCGTTGGATTGATTCGTTTGACGATCCGGCCATTCGAGAAAAGCTTCTGATCTTCTTGAAGAAACACGGCAAAGATAAGTTAACCACAATCCAAGTTCCACAAGCCATTGCAGAAACCTCTGGCATCCCTCAGGAGATCGTTAACGGGGTTTCGTACCGTAAGGTGGTGTCTAACCTACTTGAACCACACTACGTGTTGCTGGAGACCTTAGGGTTCTACACAATCGACGACAACCAACTGCGATTGGTATCCGATAGCTACCTCCCAACCAAAGCGTCATAAACAGCGTGCTAGGCTAAGCAGGGTCGCCCTTGCTTAGCCTAGCCGCGGTTCATAAGTACGCCATCACTGCTCGATCAATGCGATCGAGTATTTCTTTTGCCCTGGCGCTGCCTACGGCGCTCTCAAACTCTTTGTCACGTTTCAATTCCCGATACCGCTTGCGCAGAATCGACGCTTCTTGCGTATTGCGTGAACTGCCTGCTTCAAAGTCAATCTGCACGATGAACTCAATGATCGGCAATGTCCACAAGGTCATCGCCCAAGCATTCTGCCGGGTAATGGCCACTTCGGGGATCTCTGACAGCCCCTGCATGTTTTCAAGTGCCACCAACTTAACCTGCTGCATCATCGTACCGTACGTCATAGGTCGCTGAGTCAGGTAGGCGATCCGATCAACTAAGTAGTTATCGACCTTACGGTCGTAGTCGGTCAAGTACATCGGCCAACTACTATAGAACGCCTCGGCCTCGTGTCCAGAAGACAGGGTCATGATGCGATTCAATAACGCCACGTCCAGATGAGACAGTAGGGCGTTGGCGAGAGGAAATTCAAACACGAACTGCATGGGACTTCGAACAAACGCGACGTTGGCTCGCTTCTGAGCCAAGTACCACTCTCGGTATTGTAACGCCAGTTTAGGGAGGTCGATTTGGATGACGGCCCACGATGGGTATTCGGTGTTTAATCGGCCGTCTAGTGGCTCTAAGGCGGTTGAGTTAAACGGATGCCGCAACACTTTGACCGGAAGCAGTTGTTTCCACGTCTCGTCAATTGTCAAGAGGTCTACGTCTTCTGACGCCGATAGCAATACCTCTTGAACGTTGTCGCCATAGAAGGTCTCGCGTTCAAACATCTTACCGCTGGCCCCCGCAGTAGTCAGACCGTTGGCTCGCGCAAGGCGTTCTACCCGAGCGTCGACTTTTCGATGGTACTCAAACACAGGAAGTGTAGGGTCTACGTTTAACCCAGTCAGTAACTTGACCAGCACATGGGCGCTGTCTACCGCATAACTGGCGCCCCGGCATTCGCGTAGGACGGCAGTAAGGTTCTTACGGAGACCGCGTTTAACGTAACCATACTCGGGTGGAAGCGATACTCTTGCTTCTACCTCCAAGAGGTTGGTAAACAGCGTATACATAGCAAGGTCTCATAGTTAAAAGAAAACGAAGAGGAGTTAGGTCATAGTATGCGAGTAAATCGCGTCCACCGTTCCCCAACGTTTCTAGAACGTTGGGGGACACCAGTTATACCCAGGGCGCTATGTAAAATCGCACGTAGACGCATCATTCATTGAGGATATGAAGGGAATCTATTATTTCTTACACAGCAGCATGACTGTATAGACACCATGCTGACCGAGCGCCTCGACGGAGGATTGCTCGGGACACCTCACAGTCTATTCGTTTTGAGTTTGCGAACGACTGGAGTTGGTGCGTTAAAACCGTTGATCGTAGATTATTTCAGACCTACATCATCCCTGTGCATAGCTCGTCGTAGAGCTGTGTTTGCGCAAACACAACCAAAGAAACGTAGGAGAATACTTCATGGGAATTACACGTGATGACGAAGGAGCATCCCCAAGCCAAGGCCAGGCTCAGGAAGCACCTAACGCTCAACCACAACAGCCAGATCCTGGGTACCAGCAGCGGAATCAACCCCGCGGAAGATTGGGTATGAGCTCACTCGGGGATCGCATTCAGCGCCCGATGAAGCGTAACCAGATGGGTGAAGTGCTGGCCGAATATGGCCGTGCTGTTGATCGTATCTTCGGCGATGCCATGGCTACCTACGGCACTGAGTTCAAGGTTCTGCCTCTGGACGCTGGCCGTCATGGCCTGCACTACTCAGCGATCATGTTGATTGGTCTGGTGAACGTAGGTGGCCGCAAGGTTGCTTCTACTTACACCATGATCCTGGAGGCTTCTGCTGCGGCCCCGCGCCCGACTGTGATGAACATGTACAACCAATCGGTTGAAGTGGTTCTGACCGCCATGGACGCCTGGGACGAAGCCACCTGGTCCAAGGTACAATCAGTTGTCAAGCAGAACTATGGCGACGGCGTTGAAGTGATGAATGCCGGTGCGATGGTCGTTCCGCAGGACGTCGACGTTAAAGACGAAGAACGCGTCTGGCAAGTTGTTTGGGCTGCTCAAGAAGCTGTTCTTTCCACTATGGAATCCAGTTTCCCAGAAGAGTTTGCTCACTTCAACCTGACCGAAGTCTTTGACGCCAGCCGTGACCGCATGAACGCATCGTTTGTGTACAACGGCCCAGACGGTGAGTCGGTGACTGGTATGCCAGTTCGTAGCGACATCACCCTGGTTATGTCAAGCTCTGAGCGCAGTGCGAACAACAGCAATCAGGTCTCGTCGTTTCAGCACCAAACCGGAAAAGACCTCATTGAGGTTAACAGCTACGTGGATCTGGTGTACGCCCCGACCAATCAAGCTCCGGCTCCTGGTCAACAAACCCCGACACAGATCTTTGTGCCTCGGATAGTCCTCACCAAAATCTCCGCGTTGGACGCGCCCTTCACGCCGGAAATGTTCCTGCTGGGTCTGGCCACCAACGTACTGATCGGCGATAATTACGCCTGGGCCTCGCAGTTCGCGAATTTCGCTCAGGAAGAAATTCACGACATCGGAGGCATCGGGTATCGTCTGAGCAACCCTAACGACTCGAAATCCTCCCCGCAGCCTGTCGATACCAAGACTAACACCTTCGGTCAGAACGAACTGTTCGATCTGATTCAACACACTTGCTGGAAGGACCCTGCGTTCTCCATCGATTGTGAAGATGTTGGACCTGAATCGTGGTTGACCGGTGCCTTGACCGACTCGGCTCATGGTAATCCGAACTCCACGAACTTCTTGGTGGAGGCGGCCAACAATCTGACCAACGATCACTTCGGTAAAGCGTGGCAGGGTGGTCACATCACCGTTAACGAGAATAGCCGTATCCACCTGGGTACCTATGTTGATGCCAAAGGCGTCACTCGTGACCTGCGTGAAATCGACAGCCTGGCGATCTTGAACCACTTCGGTCACAACGACATGAATGCCGTCAATGCGTGGGAATCTACGTTTAACGACATGAATGCACCGATCGAGCTGCGTCTTGAGAAGCGTTTGCAGATGATCCGCAACCTCGCCGGTGGGAACCTGAAAGTCCGTGGCTTCGCTGAGCGTGTAACGTTCACGCCGGAGTTCATCGAGACACTGGTCGCTTCGGTTGTGCGCGCTGGTCTGATGGTTGATGAGAATGGCCTGCAGTCCATGTACGGCCAGAACTTCCAGGTTGGTAACAACTTCCTGAACCAGTACGCAGCGCATACAGGCGGTAGCGGTATGGTTAACAGCGGTGGCCCTCAGGGCAGTGCGATTTTCCGTCGCCCGATGTCTCGCTGGTGAGTTTGGTTAAGTAGGCAACTCAAGGAGGAGCTTCGGCTCCTCCTTTTTTTCTCAACGCGACAGAGGAGTCCCAGTCGATGCACATCCCTTCATCGACGCCGAGTGCGTCAACCATGAGTGGTGTATTCTGTGAAATGATCGATTACGATCGCCTCTATGAATCGGTATCCGATCATGCGATACTGGTTAATACCTTTAACATCCGAAACGACGCTGAGAAGGAACGATTGAACCGCTTGTTGTACACCGAGTACGACGGCGATACGCTGGACACCATGCCTGCCTGCGACTGTGGCATCCTACGGGGTGAATACAACAAAGGCGTTCGCTGTACGAACTGTGGTACGGTGGTCGTGTCGGTAACAGAGCGTCCTATGGAATCTCTGTTGTGGATCAAATCCCCAGACGGTGTGAAGGCGTTCATCTCTCCGGCGGCCTGGAACGTGTTGAATTCCATGTTCAGTCACCGAGGCGTTCAGATGATCCGATGGTTGACCGATCCGACCTACACTCCGAACAAGGGTGTGGATAAGACCGATCCGCTGTTTGATAAATTTCGCGACATCAACTGGAAGCGGTCCATCAACCACTTCATCGAGCACTTCGATACGGCACTGAACGTTATGTTTGATGCCCGAGTGGTCAGTCCCATTCCAAGGCGTCGTCGTACGGAACAATTCATTGAGGAGAATCGAGACAGGTTCTTCCCCACGTACTTACCCATCCCTAACCGTTCGATCTTCATCACCGAGAAGACGGCCATGGGCACTTACGCCGACAACGTGATGTACTCAGCGATCGATGCTGTGCGCACCATGACGTCTTTGGACTCTGGTATTGGTCCAGCGACACAACGGATCAAGGAGAATCGGACTGTAAAGGTGATTCAGCAATTGTCCACCTATTACACCGAATACACCAAGAACAACCTGTCCAAGAAGCCCGGTATGTTTCGTCGGCAGGTCTACGGTTCTCGACTGGATTTTTCTGGTCGGGCGGTAATCAGTTCGTTGTCGCACCCCCACAGTTATGACGAATTGCATTTCCCTTGGGGCTTAGCAGTAATGATGATGAAGACTCACATTACTAGCAAACTCCTCAGGCGCGGTCTGACCCCATCGCAATCCGAAGAATTCTTGATGCTCCACACCACCAAACATCACCCACTACTGGAGACGATCTTCAACGAGTTGATCAGTGAACATCCTCAAGGACGACTACCGGTGTTGTTTCAGCGAAATCCCTCGCTGGTACGCGGTTCAGCTCAACAGTTGTACATCAGTAAGATCAAACCGGACCCCAACGTCAACACCATTAGTTTCTCAGTCCTCGCCTTGGCAGCGCCTAACGCCGACTTCGATGGCGACGAGATGAACGTAGAGATGTTGCTTGATCAGAAAGAACTAAAGGCGTTCAGTCGATTGGCCCCACATATGGGCGTTCTTGATACACACGCCCCGTTTAAGATATCAGGAAACATCAAGCTACCTGGGCCGGTCATGTCAACCATTGTCTCATGGATGCATGCTGGTGAGGAGTGAGGTGCCTCAATTTGCACGGACAACCCGTACCGTATGAGACTCAGAAGGAGTACTTAAATGCCTCAATTCTACACGGGCGATCAGAGTATGATCTCGGCATTTGCGCACGGTGAAACCCACCCCGGCACCGCGCGTTATCTCGAGAACATGATCTCCCAACCCACACAAGCGCTGGGCGCTGCCAGTCAGGCGTTGATGCAACAAACCGGAGAACTCTATGATCGATTCATGGGTTCCGAGGCGATGCGGCGGATACGAGCAGCAGGCAGACAAATCGCCAGCCATTGGCAACGCAATGAAATCCTCCCGATGGAGACAACGGAGCAACTACAAACGGCCCCGCTGAAAATGCATCGCTGGTTGATGGCAGAACCCAACATTCGGGCTCTGTATCATCAAAACCAATGCGACGGCTACAGCGATACGTATGTAGATGCCGCACCAGGATTCATCGGTCCCGATCATGAGGATTACCAACGCGTTATGGACGGCATCGTCGAAGATAGCGATGAATCATCGGAATACGAGTGGTCGTCTACGGAATATATGTACGACTTGCCTGAAGATGAGCGAGAGTTTATCTTTGATGAGCAGTTTGACATCCTTCGTAGCTGGCACACCATGGCCGAGTCTGTAATGGCCAAGGAAGACGATCCGACTTCTCGCTGGAACGCCGAGCTGTAATCTGGTTTAGGTAGGGGTGACGCCCTGCCTAAATTTTTTTGTCGATAGGTGACGATATGCTAGGTAGCATGCAGTCTTTCAACGACGATCAATCTGTAAGTCGAATTGCACCGCCGATGTATTTGGTTGATGGAAACGTCGTTGCGTTAGAACGCCCCAACTCAGAACTGACGGTTGGTTGGCCGTTCGCTGAAGTAGTGGATGGTATGCCTCGGTGGTACATCCCAGCCGACGAAGCCTACCTTATCTATCGACGGCTAAAGAAGTCGATGACCGCGATTGGTTTAAGTTTTTTGGACTTAGAAAGTAGGTTCTTGTACAAGTCAAGTTCCCCCATGCCTCCTCCTAGGAGAATCAGAATGAGAAAATTAAGCGGTCTTCTTCTAGACCGGATGGCATCCATTGCGATCGATGTCGCCCACGCAGACGAAGCCAATAAAATGGCGTTAAAGTTGTATCAGATGTTGCCGGTGGATCATCGAGCGTGTTTGGACCATCACGTTCAAAAAGGACCCCATATTGCACAAGGATATGAGCTTCACGAACATCAGCAAGAACTTGTACAAATTGGTCTATTGACGCGCATTGTGGTTTCCGGTAAGACAGGTAGCATTGCGGCTAACATGACGGCCGTTCACGTCTATACTGCTGGACTAGCCGTTTCCGCAGAATCTCACAAGGGTAATAACCGATGACACGGGTTCCAACACTGACACCGGCTGGTTGGGTCGATGACGTTGTGTCCATGAGCGTCAAGTTAATGGACTACTTTCTCGTCACCGAACACAGTCAATCACATTTGTACCGAGGTAACATCACGTCCTTAACGTACTTGGTGCAACAATACGGCAGCGAACCCGATGCCTTGGCTGAACACACTCGTGCAAACCTTCAGAACCACCTCTCACGGTACTTTGATGAGGTACAGGTCAACACCTCCATTACCAACTTAAATGGTCCTGACGGTCGTTACAACCTTATACTTGACGTCTTACTGTCAAAAGACGGCAAACAACACAGCTTGGGACGCTTGTTAGAAATAGGGGAATCTAAGGTTCTCTCGGTTTCTGACAAATCCGCTTGATAAACAAGGAAACGAATATGCTTTCGAACAGTCAGCGCATTGAGTTAGTGCGGCGCATGGAAGTCATAACTCAGGAAATGAACGACATCGCTCACATTCTGAACACCAACCCAGTACCAGTGACCGACGACGACATCGATCGTGGCGTGCGGTCTCTGTTGAAACAAGAAGCCACTCTCGTGTTATCGTCGTTGTCCCGTCAACTTGAGGACGGGATCGACAACACCGTATTGGCGACGTATCATCCCCGACAGTCGGGGGACAAATGTCTGAAGGCCTATGCCCGTGAGACCACCAAAGAAGCTTTGATGGTGTTTAAACGGATGTTAGAGCTGGGCAATTATCGATACGCCACCAAGGAAGATGAAGGGTCTGAAGCGTTCTGTGTTCAGTTGCAGTTCTCTGAAACAACTCCCGACGTCCGGCTGGAAATGGTTCGAGTAGAACCGTCTCAACCCATAGCGCAGATTGGCCCTAATCGTCGAGTCCGCCAGCTTATGTCGGAGGAAACCTTACGACAACACCTAGATCACACCAAGGTTAATCGAGCTGACGTTGAACAGGCCGTTATTGAACAACAACGACAGATGTCCGAAGACGATATCGTCTGGTTCCACGTTGACGTTACCAATCAAAAAGCCGCCGATAAAGCGACTGGTTAATTTCGACAGCTTTTCGTCATTATTTGACTAAGAGCCATCGATAAGAACAGGAAGGACACCCCATGGCAGAACTTGATGAAAAGTCGTTAGATGCCATCCTCGACCGAGAGGAAAAAGACATCGCTCGAATCAGTGAGAACGAGTTTAAAATGCGTCTCTTACCGGTACTGGTAAATCAAGGCGATGAAAGTAACCTGCAAGCTTGGTTAGCCGTGGCTGGGACTTGGCGCCGTCAAGTTGAAGTACTCGACGACAAAACTGGTGAGCCGCTGTTCATTGTACCGGCGTTGGTTGGTGGTACGGGTCAACCGACCTTACAGACCGCCGCCAATTCAGCGTATGAGTTGATTGAGAACGCTCAGAAGAAGATGCGAGTCGTTCCCAGAGCCGGTGATGAAATGTTGATTAAGGGATTAACGTCTCGAGTCAGCGTGGCAGGCGATCGTCAGAAAGCAATCGATGCGTGGAACTACATCTACCGTCGATACGGGTATGACGATCTCGTTGTTAAAAGCAACAGCGATTCAACCAAAGAAGATGAGGCACCAGTTAAGTCGGGATCGGATTTCTCCGGGTACGACGAAGCCTGATGTTGAATCAAACCCTTCGTATCGCAACGTTCTCAGATGTCCACCTAGGGCACCGGAGAACGCCAACCGAGTCGATCATTGAAAACCTGAAACGCGACATTCCTGATACCGCTGAAACGGGGAAGTTGGATGTGATCTTTATACCGGGCGATCTGTTCGACCGGTTTTTGACACTGCCAGACACCAACGTTTATGAGATCCATGCGTGGATTGCGCGGTTGCTTCGCACGTGTAAACGTCGTGACATCGTACTGCGTGTCTTAGAAGGCACGCCGTCGCACGATTGGAAACAGAGTCGTCTTGTTGAGAGCATCAATGAGAACACGGGCATCGATGCTGATGCCCGCCACGTCCCTGATCTTTCAATCGAACACCACCAACGGTTTGACATGGACATCATGTACATTCCCGACGAGTGGTCCAGCGACAACGACGACACCTGGAAACAAGTCCAACAGCTGTTGAGCGAACATCGCTTAGAGCAGGTAGACTTTATCCTGATGCACGGACAGTTCCCATATCAGCTACCTCCCCACGTGAACGTTCCAACGCACGACCCCGATCGCTATGTGTCGATTTGTCGGCATTATGTGTTTTGTGGTCACGTGCACATACCCAGTCGATATGAGAACATCATTGTACCTGGGTCCTACGATCGTTTAACTCACGGTGAGGAACACCCGAAAGGTCATTGGCGCGTCTTAGTCAACCCCAAAGGGGACGACGAGGTTGTGTTCTATGAGAACCACGGGGCAACGCTGTACAAAAGTGTGGACTGCTGTCATTTAAGTGTAGAAGAGGCTTTAGAGAAAGTTGACCAACTGGTGGAACCTTTACTGGCTGGCTCACACGTCCGTGTCGAGGCAGATCGAGAAGACCCCATTGCGTCCTCGCTGGATGTGTTGAAACGCAAGTACCCTCAATTTAACTGGGCCAGCAAACTTCAAAGTAAAGCGAAGTCAGGAAAAGAGATGTTGCAGGACATGCGCGCCAAGTATCAGACCAAACCCATCACACAGCGCACCATTGGCGATATGGTTGGGGGGCGGTTGAAACAAATGGAGTGCGATGATTCGACTATTCAACAGTGTTTAAACGCACTGGGTGAGGTCACCTGATGAGACAGTCTGAAGACATCCTCGCAGAACGGGAAATGGGTCAGTACCCTATCTCGATAGGCACGTCGTTGGCGCTTGAAGGCGCCAACGGCGTCTATCCGGAGCGGGAAGAAAGTCCACCCCCGATTCTTAAATACAACCGATTGTGGGTCAACGTCGACACCTTGTTCCGAAACCTCTTTGGCAGTCTGACTGCTGAGGAGCAGGCTCGGGTCGTTGCGAAGGATTTGGCAATCGCCATGGCATCTGAATTCGGCCCTATCGACGCTGCCGTTGCGGAGTCGGCGGGACAGAAAATCAAAGTGACGTTCTATCAGAATTACCACAGTAAAATGTCGCAATGGTTTCCGAAAGCCAACCTGAAGAAACCCACGACTCCTAAACAGCGCATCTTTGCCGGACTCCGAGCAGAGACGCTGAGACACTTACCCGATTACCTAGACGAGGTCGATTACCGACGCGTCGATGGCATAATAGACGGCGATGGCCGTTCTCTCATTCTAACGCACAGTGCGTTGGATTTACTGTCAGTGGCTCGTTTTGACGAGTTGGCTCTTCTGGAGTCTCACACTGGTAAAATAAAACCTCGATCTCAGTGGGGGACCAAACTGGGTGTGAAAGACGAAACGATTCCCTTCAATGCTTTCACCCTGCAAGTGTTTGGAGATGGATCAACGTTGTTCACCCCATTATCGATCAAGTACCGTCGAGCGATCTTAGAGGTTGCCAAGAAAGATCGATGGGTCAGCGTGTCAACTCTTGCAAAGATTCGCATGGGATTGAACACGATCAAAGACCCAGTGATTCGTCAAGAGATCCTTGACTTGATGGATCATACATCATTTCCAACATAAACCCGTAATCCTCTAGGAGGAACACACATGGACCAAGATAAACCCATCATCATTGATGATAAGAAGTTTGCGCTCTATGGTAAACCGGTTGAAGGCGGCCGCGGTGCTCCGAAGATGCAATTTGGCGTCTTTCGTGGTAACCCGAACGTGGTAGTCTTTACCAACGACCCGAGTGACCCTGAAAAGAAACCGATTCGTGCAGCTATGGACCCCGTTATCTGGGGTGGCTTCATTGAATTGATCAAGATGGCGGCCGATGCTGATCCGAACTGGCAGCGTCGTATCCCGAACCGGAAAGGGCCTCCTCAGAAGACGTTCGTTGAGTCGGTAACGATCGTTGGTAAAGATGCGGAAGGTGTGGTGTACATTGCTATTAACAAGCAAGGTCGTCCTACCAAGAAGATTCCCATTCTTCCTGGTATGTACGCTGATCTGACCGACGATCAAGGCAACCCGATCCCGGACGGTGAGAAGTCGGTGGTGTTTGCGAAAGGGTTTGCAATCACTCTAAACCACATCATGCTGGACCTGATGCGTGAAACGTACGAACCGGCTCAACCGCCAGGCGGACAGCAAGGTGGTGGTGGTGGTTACAACCGCGGCGGTGGCGGCGGTGGTGGTTACCAACAGCAACGCGGGGGTCAACCCAGCGGCGGTGGCGGTGCTCCACAAGGTGGCGGCGGCGCTCCACAGGGCGGCGGCAGTTTCGAAGACGATCTGCCGATGTAAGACAGCACCAAGACCCGAGGCCGTTTTGGCTTTGGGTCTTGGTTAATTTCCCAAGGCCATTTCGATTTTCCAAAAAAATAGAATCACATATCATGCAGGTGCGTACCTTGACGGACCAACAACGAACCGCGCCGTAGGAGAGTTAACGAATGCAGATAATCGATGCTGGTGAATCGCACGAGCCGTTTTCCAGAGTGTTCACTGAACACAACGGAGAAAAGATCGCGTGGGACCTACAGAAGTTCTATGGACGTCCTACTAACGCTACTGTGGCTGGTGTGTTTGAACTGATTAATGGATATTGGTCCAGTCTCCCAAGTTCACGGCAAGATAAGATCTTCCGTGTCTACGTCAATGCGCGTCGTTGCATTGATGAAGTTATAGACCCTAACCAACTGCATGTGCGGTTGACTGAGATCGTGAAAGACCTGTACGAAGCCATGACGTTTGAAGAAGTGCGTTACTGGGCTCGTAACCATGGAAACATTCGAGTACCACCCTCTATTAAAAGCAACTACTCTGAACTTGAAATCTCTGACCGCAATCAAGTGGGTATGGACTATCAGGCGAAGACATACCTAAGAGACGACTATTTGGAATTGGTCAACATGTCCGTTCTGATGAAGCCTATGATTCCGATCTGGGCGGAGTACGGTCGTCTATTGGAACAGCTGTCCTCAACCAACAGCTATCGCGAGTATCAGTCGATGAGCCTTCTGAGTCGATCTGGTGCCGTTAACATCCCACCTATGGATCGGTTACGCCGATACGTAGAAACCTCGTCACTGGACTCTAAGACGGCCATGAGCGCAGCCTTGGGCGGCATCGGCAGCTCGGAGCTTCCTGACTGGTTGATGTCGATGGTGATCATTCGGAAACTGGTGATCATTGAGCTGTCCTCGTACGAAGACAGTAGCAACATCGTAAGTGTGGTGTATCACCATGTACGCAACACCATCAAATCGGTAGACCGTAAGTTCTCTGGGCGTATTCGAGAGAAGTCGAAGCCGCGCGGGGAAGACGATGACGAAAACAAATCCATCATTGAGACGTACAAGATCAAGCAGGAAATCTCCGATGGGGATTTGATGGTGCTATCCGTCTACACCGAGCAGACCTTGAACATGGCTCAACAGATCGTTCCCGACATGACCGCTAAGATGGTGGATGCGTGTCACAACGAAACCCGTAATCTCATGCATCAGCAGCCGACCGAAGGGCAACTTACCCTTCTACGGTGGATACTCGCTTCGGTGATCCCACCTCGGTCTATCGACAACATCAGCAAGCCCTCGTTACTGTCCTGCTTTGCAGCGGCACAAGCGATCTTGTGGTACCACGGTCAACCGGATCTGGCGTTGTTGTTAACCGCTGAAGAAGTCCGTGACAATCAGGGTTTCCTCATCGGGGGAATAGAGTCCCGCAGCCGTATCCCGAAAGATTATGTGGATCAGTTTGTGGATCTCTACCCGCACTATCAAGAGAAAGGTTCAAAAGAACGAGAGCGGCAAACCAATGTCGCCTGCAAAGCGATTGATCAAACTGCAAAGGACTTTGTGAAGTGCGATTGGCGAGCCCATGCTCCCAACGAACTCATGGCACTTGGCTCAACTGTGGCCGATAGAAAAATGATCAGTGCCCCCACTGATATAAAGACACAGTTATCTGTCCTGGTACTTAGACTTGCAGAGATGCAAGAACAACTTTAGGAGTAATTCGATGGCAAACTTTGTGGTTTCGCGCATGTTGATGTTTGAGACCGCTCGGTACGATGACGTGTTCCTGCGTCCGTACGAGTCTCACTTCAACCAGCAAATCGGTAACATGCTGACCGAGTCAACGGATGGTGGTACAAAAGTCAATCCAACGACTCTGGCAGCGGCGGCAGGTGCGTTCCTAAAGCCGTCAACCGCGGCGACTGGCATAGCGAACCTGGCGAACGGTTTTGGCGAGAAGCGCTTCTCGTTCATGATGGAGCTCCGCCGAGATAACGTAGGTCACTTGGGCGGCGGCAGTCGTTACATCTTGACCGGTTACACCAATCACTTGGGGATCAGCAACCTTAACGGCACGAATCACCTCGACCCGAACATGATGTTCTACATCAACAATGTATTTGAGTTGAGAGACACGTTCATCCCGACGCCTCACGGTAACGAACATCAAGTAAACGTGGCCAGCAGTCGACACGTGTTGCACAACCAAGGCTCGGCCGATTACATGCAGCAAAGCCAGCCGCAGTACACGCTGAGGCCAGAAGACATCATGAGCGAGTTGGAGTACTCCGACACGGCTTTCACCCATGCGGACACGATCAATGGGACTTCGGTACTCAGTGGTCCACGCATGAGCGACCGCCGTAACGAGTCGCGCCCGACGTATCTGACGAACACGATTCGGTGTTTCAAAGACGCACAGATGGACACGGATGCTTACGACGGCGCAGACGGGGGTGGTTACGATCAGTTGCATTCCAATCAGATCTGGAGTCACACCCGAGACAAACTGCGCGACGTGCCGGTATCCAACAACGCCTTCATGCAACTACTGATGTCTTCGACATCGTACAAGCAGACAGGTTTTGTGAACTACCAAGAACTGTGTCGACTTCTGCCAGAGTTAGACCATGTGGCGGAAGTAGTCATGGCCTCGCCTGCAGCAAGGTCGGCTGAGTATCAGCCCGGCCAAGGTGAGAACTGGGCGTCTATGGGTCAAGAGACTCTGGCGTCAACGATCATCCAACAGATGACCCCGGCGATCATGTCGGACTGTCTATTGACCAATATCGGCTTCGTTGCCACCAACGATACGATCGGTTCTATGGACGATGTGCGTGTGTATGCGGCGAATGGGTTTACCGAAGGGTTGGACTACAGCCGCTACATCAGTCACTTTATTGAGAGACTGAAGCGAGAAGTGCTGATGGACATCAGTCATTTCAATCAAATCCGATACTCGGTAGAGGTTCACATCGACCTGCTCAATGAGAGCTACTACAAAATCTCATTGGACGGCGGTCCTTTCGTCTGGCACACAGCCCCATCGTTCTGCGACGGTCTGTACGCGCCGGTGGTGAGTGGCAATCACGATTCGCTGGAAAACATGTCGAGCGACATCAGTACAATGTTGCACAACATCTCGGGAGAACTCTCTCAGATGGTGTCCGATGGAAACCCGGCCTACGGTTCGGTCAACTCACGTCATGGGCTAATCCCATCGACTAATACCCCATACACAGGCGATACAAGTCTGTGATGTAAGGAGAATACCTCATGAGTAAAACCCAGCCACTGTTGGGCTTCTACGCGGGCATCTTGGAATCCTTGAACATCGAGGACGTCTCGGAAGGTCGATTGTCCCTGAAAGTACCGAACGAAAACGACGAGTACAGCGATACGCCGTGTTTGATCAATGGCAAGCGCGTTGTCCTACCGACGGATAAGATTCTTCGCAGTGGGTCTTTGGAAGGCATGATTGCTTTCCATCCCCTGTCCGAAAACATGCTTCGAGGCGAGAGTGAGATCGTCAAGTTCTTGCGTAAGATGATTAAGTTTCGTCTCTCGAGCGTTTCCTCTCAACTGCTGATCGAACTGATGAGCATCGCCGCCGATCCTGAGCGGCACGAGGAACTGAGTCCACGTCAGGCCGCGTATCTTCAATCGGTACCCAACGCCAACGAGAAGACTGTGAAAGCAATGAGTAAGCTTCTTCACACGCACTTCGATGACTTGCTCAACATTTATCTTAAACGCCCAGACGCACGCTCCAACGAGAGTTACCGTCGACTGGCCGCCGTCAGCTTCCCAATTTGGGATGAGTTGAGTGCACCTGGCAGTAAAGTGTACGAAGTAGACTGCGGTAGCGTCAAGAACAAGAAGACCATTGCGTCTCTGTTCGAGTACGTCTTCCCCAAGCCTGACGATCTGGAAGAATGGTCCGAAGGCAGCAACAGCGGTACAGCGCCTTACTTCGATTCGCTGATGAAGTGTTACTTGAACATCGGTCGTCATCTGGCGAAGCTGGTCTACAAGTATCGAAAGTATCTGGATCATCCGGACCTGCAGCGCAGCAACCTGGATTGGGAAGAAGATCTGGATCAGTTAGATCGTTGGAAGACGTTGATTCCGCCGCTGCCGGGTAATGAAGGTGCCGTGGCAAAAGGTGAAAAGGAACCAGTCGCCGCTGAGAAGCCGAGAGGTCAAGGGTTTCGCCCAGACTTTCAAGCGGCAGCCCAACAGACAACCAACGCCGCCCCTGAAGTCGAGGACACTCCCCCATGGGAGGAGCAACCCGTTCCTCAGGTTAACCCTAACCCCGAACACGTCACCACAACCGGCACTGGTTTGGATTGGCGAGGCGTCATGCAGAGTCGTCCTCCGACTGCTCAGGTACCCTCCTACGTTGGTGGACAACCTGTTCAAAGTCATACCCAGTTCCAGATGGGTAATGGAGGAGCACCTCAGCAGTCTCAGTGGGGTCAACCCCAACCCGCTTGGCAAGGCGGTGGTGGTACGTCACTGTAATCGTTAGACGACATAAGAGGAGGGGCGAACCCCTCCTCTTTGTTTTTTGTCTAAGCAGCCTGTTGTTTCTTGGCCAACTTGAGGTTTACTCGATGTATCCGTAACAACCCATCGATGACCCCTTGAGAAGGCACCAGAAGACTCAGGTGGTCCGCTCGGTACTGCATAGGACTCGTGTAGTCGTTGACTCTCATGATGATCCAGTGCATCTGTGGTTCGACCTGGTAGTCTTGCAAAACACTCACCAAGTCACCCTCGCCTTTGTAGGCGCTCTGTGGATTGATGTCAACTACTTCAGTGTTGTCGTGGTTGCGTAAGAATTGCAAATGATCTTCAATCAACTGTCGAAACCCTTGACTGTACATCAACGTAGGGCCTTCCGACGGCATGGTTTCATTCAATGTAATGGGCATTAGGAAAGCCTCGGGGATGGATGCGTTCGATACTATCATTCATCGTTAGGGGTTAGGGTGGGTTGTCGTCAAGATTATTTCAAGAATATATCATAGACATGCTTACACATATCCTAACGTACTCTCATTTCGTACGCTACGGATCAATGGTTTGAGAAATCTAAGTCCCACTTACATGGGACGCTATGGCGCCTAAGCCTAATAACAAGAAAAACCGATTGTATTAATAAAATCAATACTCAAGGAGTTAACCGTGAGCGATGCAATTGTAAAAGAAACTCGGCGTAATGAACTCAGACCGGACATTCTGTCCGTAAACAGTTTACATTGCTGGCCTGGACAGATATCTTCTCCTCGGCTGCAGATGTTTGGTAGTCACATCAGTCAGAGTTTGACAACCGTAGGGGCCAGTGAACGCCGTTGCTTTACCGGTATGGAACCTAAGTTCGGTAAGTACACGTTTGGGGTTCGACTTGAACACGATGCTCGGGTGATCAAACTCATCACCCGATACCCTCGCACACTGGGCGATAACACCATTAAAGAAAGTCCGGAAAGCATTCTGATCTACGAGTACGATCGACGGCTGTCCAGTGGTCAGATGGTTAAGGAAGTGGATTTCATCAGTTGCCCCAGCCATCACACGCTGCATCAGAACTTTGGTTATCGCTATAAGTATCTGGACGCGCCATCGGACTACATTGGCGAAGGTGAGGTTCTCGCTCAAAGCCCTGCCATCGCTGAAAACGGCAACTACAAATTCGGTCTGGAAGCCAACGTCGCTATGATGTCGGTACCTCAGATCATTGAAGACGGTGTGGTGGCCAGCGAGTCTTTCTGTAAACGAATGACCACAACGGGCATCGAGACATACGTGATCAGCTTCGGTAAGAACAAATACCCACTGAACATCTACGGCGACTACGACAATTACAAGATCCACCCAGACATCGGCGAACACGTTGGTGAGGACGGTATCTTGATGGCGATGCGTCGGTACGACGACGAGTTGGCTCCGGTCAACATGTCTCGAGCTGCTTTGAGGAAACCTGATTTTAAGTACGACGAGTGTGTCTACGTAGAGCCAGGTGCTAAGATTGTGGACATCCGAGTCAGTCATGACGAGCGTCTGCGCGGCGTGATCCGTGGTAAAGGTATGAACACCCCGGTGGGCATGCACGACCAACCCGACAAGTATTTGACGGCAGACCAAGTGTTCTACCGCTCGGTACTGAACGAGTACAAACGTCTGTTCGCTTCTCGTAAAGACGCTTTGCGCATCACCCCTCGGTTCCACAACCTATTGGTACAAGCGCAAGCGGCGACCACCTCTGGTGACAAGCGTCGGATGATGCGAACGTATCGGGGGGTGCCAATCGACGAGTGGCGTATTGAGATCACAGTTGAGTATCCCATCGTCCCCACGATTGGGTTTAAGTTGACAGGGTGTCATGGTGATGCGACTCTAAATTAACAGATATGAAGTTAGAGTCTGTCCGCCTCAGCAGCGATGTTGGGTGCGAATCTCTTTGAATTGCTGGGACGTCTTATTAGACGTACGCACCACTGTCGTGGGGAAACCACACGATCACGGTCTGAAAAGCGTACGGTAGAGACAATCAGCAGCGAAGCTTCTACGTACTGTCGTGAGGCAGGATAGGAAGAACGTTCAACGACCAAGGCCTTACCAGCCTGTAGGGGTCAAGCGACCCCGAAGTGGAGAGCGTCTCACTGAGACGAAGATATGGTCTGGTCCTTATGGAGACATAGGGCGGGTGTCTTAGCACACCGGCTGCACGTAGCGAGTGTAGTGGACAAAACGAAAGGCGTACTTTGCGACATTGTTAAGGACGAAGACATGCCCGTGGACGCTGACGGCAACCGGGCAGAGTTGATCATGGATGGCCTATCGACTATTAAGCGGATGAACGTGTCTCGCTGTATGGAGCAGTATCTGAACGCATGCTCTCGAGACGTGACGAAGAAAATTCAGGCGATGGTAAAGTCAGGCGAATCCAAGGAAGAGATCAACAACTATTTGATGCCGTATTATCAGATCGTCAGTCCTCGTATGGTTGACTTGGTCTCGAAGAAGGGTATGGTGACCGATGAACATCTAGCGGCGATCGTTGAGGATGGAATCTATCTGTGGCAGCCTACTGATAACGAGGTGGAGCCCATGGATGTAATCAAGCAACTCAACGAGCACTATGCTCCTACCTTTGGTCCAGTCACATACCGTGGCATGGGCGGTGAGATGAAACGCACGGCGAACAAGGTACTGATCGGGAGCATGTACATCATGTTGCTCGAGAAGACCGGTCGTAACTGGGCAGGTGTGGCCTCATCCAAACTCAGTCACTTCGGTACCCCAGCGAAGTTGACCAGCGCGGATCGTCACAGTCAACCTGGTCGTAACCAACCGATCCGATTCGGTGAATCCGAGGGTCGTCTGTTCGTCGCCATGGTTGGCGGTCGAGAAACGGCGGAACTCTTCGATCGGACCAACAACCCCGTGGTTCGTAAAGTGATTCAGGAACGGATCTTACGAGAAGCCAAACCCACCGCTATCGAGAGCATCATTGACAGGAAGAAGTACCCCAGCGGCAACGGTCGCGTCTTGTCCTTGATACGCCACTTCGGTGAGTGTGCAGGTTGGCGCTTCAAACGTGAGGTAACACATAATGACTAAACCCGTAATAATGAAAGCCAGAGACGTTATAGCCCTTACCAAAGATCAGTTGTGGGCTTTGCCCCACGCTGACTCTTTGGAGTTGGTGTTTGACGACGGTAAGATTAAGACTACCGTCAAGCGAACGATCTACTGTGCGTATATGTGGAACGTCCACCGGCGGTACCCAAAGACCCCGTTGCTCACACGGCATCACATGGGTATGGATCGGATCTCTGGCAAAGTCCACAGCACGCTACTGGAATCAATCTATCGAGACTGGTACGACACATACCGAGGTGAATCTGAGTACAACCGAGAAGACTGCTGGAAGTTGCTGTACGAGACGGTGAATGAGATCTACAACGATTTCACTCAACGCATCGACGATCACGTTGCGACATTAAGCATCCTGGATTTTATGGAGGTATTGGATACTCCAGAGATTCGCGACGCCAATCAAAGCGTGGTCCCTACGCAGAAATCCATCGATGACACGTACGACGTCATCTCCAAATCTCTCAACGAGGATCAGTCTCTCAACAACAACGCCATTGCTCAAGCAGTGCGGTCTAACTTGGTCGACATCAAGCAAGTGTGTCAGTGCGTGGGGCCTCGGGGGTTCGTAACCGAGATCGACTCTACCATTTACAAACAACCCATCACGGTCGGGTATGCGAAAGGCATCATGTCGCTGTACGATTCGATGATCGAGTCTCGGTCAGCGGCAAAGGCGTTGATGTTTGCCAAAGACCCGCTGGCTCAGTGCGAGTACTTTAACCGAAAGCTCCAGTTAGTGGGACAAGTGGTCACCGACATCGCTCCTGGCGATTGCGGTACTCAACACTACATGAGCTGGAAGGTAGAGTCTTCAGAACTGAAGGTCATGGACGGCATTCACTACGTGGACAACGGGGTGGTGAAGCCAATCGGGCCAACGGATCATCACCTGGTCGGACAGATCCTACAGTTACGTACGCCGTTTGGCTGCGTGCATCCGGATCGTCAAACCGTGTGTGAGACGTGTTACGGTCAACTGGCCCACTCCATCCCAGATGGTACGGTGCCCGGTCACATCGCAGCCATCTCCATAGGTGAGAAGACCTCTCAGCTGGTATTGTCGACCAAACACGTCGATGGCTCCAGTAAGGTGGATGACATCGACTTGGGTGAGTTGTATTCACGGTACTTGGTTCCAGGAGCAGAGGACAACACGCTACGCCTGAGTCGAGACTTGAAAGGACTGCCGGTTAAGATCGTGATTCCCTCAGACGGCGCTAAGAGCCTTCCCGACATCTACAACATCATCAACTTGGAAGAAGTGAACGTAGCCCGCTTGACTGAAATGTCAGACGTGGTGTTCCAAGTAGGACGTGAAGAAGATGAGGGCGGTATGCATGAAATCGCCGTACCCGTCTCTATGGGTTCTCGACTGGGGTCACTGACGTCGGAAGCACTGTATTACATCAAAGAGCATGGGTATGGTGTGGATGAGAAAGGAGACTATGTGGTGGATTTGCATTCGTGGGACACGAGTATCGCGTTGTTCGAATTGCCTTTGAAGCACATCAACATGTTGGACTATCAGGACAGCGTGGAATCGGTGATACTGTCGGTCGATAAGAAACACGGGTTGAGCAGGTTCGAAGATCCCGTAGATGGGATTAAGTATCTACTCGCGTTGATCAGTTCTAAGCTGACCATCAACCTGTCTCACGTCATGACCATTGCGTATGCGGTGTCAGCGGTTGATCCTAAAGGCGCAGATTACCGTCTGCCCCGTGGTGGTGAGGACTTTAAGTTCGTGCCAATCGGTGACCTCATGGTTAACCGATCCATGGGTGCTATGATGGCCTACGAGCGTCAGGAACAACCGTTTACGAACCCCGAGACGTACATGGTTAAGAACCGACCCCGTCATCCGATGGACGCGCTCCTGATCGGCTAGGGTAGGAGACTATGCTCCCACGTACGAAAATCACCACCTACTCCCACGGGCTCTCTATTGAGCCCGGTAGTCAGCGTTGCAGAGAGGCCGTACTGGATTTCTGTCAAACGCTGATACAGTGGGAGTATACCAAGAAACCCCCGACATGGCGACCGGTTCGAACGATGAAGAAGGTCTATGCGGGGGCGACTCGAGATCGCAAGGAATTTCGATTCCATCGCAACTTGTTTAAAGACTTGATGCAGCATCTCCAAGCGTACGGGTTGAGGACGTCCAACATGGACATTGTGGACAAACCCCCAACCGAACCGCTACGAGTAACCTTTCCGGTAAATGAAGACGTAGTGCCTCGAGATTACCAAGTCGGTCTGATTGATTTCTTGGGGGACTTCTCACTACGAACCAAAGTCACCAACCTCCAAACAGGAAAAGGAAAAACCTTAAGTGCGTTGATGGCCATGGTGAAGATCGGAATGCGAACGGCGATTCAATTACGCGGGGGTTACGTCTCCCGCTGGATCGATGACCTTGAAGGCTTATTCAGCTTTAAGAAAGGAGACATCCTAGTCATTCGAGGTCGCGACGCGTTATTGTCACTGATCAACATGGCTAAAGCCGACGACCTTCAAGCTAAGGTCATCATCATCACCAACAAGACCCTCTACAAGCTGTTTGAAGAGTTCGAAAAGGACGGATCTGATAACTACTACGGCATCCGACCAGAAGAGCTCTACGACCTTCTCAGGGCGGGTCTGCGCATTGTGGACGAAGTGCACGAAGATTATCACCTAAGCTTCCGCACCGACATCTATAGCAACGTGTCAAGTTCTATTCATTTGTCCGCCACCTTAGATACGGAAGATGTCTTTCGACGTCAGATGTATGACATCGCCTTACCTCAGCAATACTGGTACAAAGGCGTTGAGTACGATAAGTACATTCAGAGCTACGCCATGTTTTACGCCACCACCAGCGAGTCACTGCCAAAGCTGAAGTTGAGTGAGCGAGGGCAGGACAGCTACTCCCACGGGGCGTATGAGAAATCCATCCTTAGACAGAAGGTGTTGAAAGACACATACCTGGAGATTTGCCGCTACCCCATCCAGCGTTTCTACATCGAAGACGATTGGCAAGGGGGTCAGAAGTGTATTGTCTTTTGCTATCTGGTGGAGTTCTGCGTAGTCTTGCGGGATTACCTCCGAGGCATCTACCCCGAACTGAACATTCGAGAGTTTGTGGCAGAGACCGATGAGAAAGTGTTGAAGGAGGCCGACATCATCGTCAGCACCATCAAATCGGCGGGCACGGCACAAGACATCCCGGACCTGAAGGTCTCGGTATTGACACAGGCGGTGCGTAAGAAAGAAGCGAACATCCAGACACTGGGTCGTTTGCGGAAACTCAAGCGCTGGCCCAACGTCACCCCGGTGTTTGTGTATCTCAACAACACCAGCATTGAAACCCACATGAAGTACCACGAAGCTAAGAAAGAGATCTTTCAAGGCAAGGTACTCAGTCAGCGAGAAGAACACATCCCGCTGCGGTTGTAACGACTCACCTAGAGGTAACTGTAATGACCATGGTTTTAATTTTCCTTGTAGGGTTAGGCTGCGTGCCTGCCATCTTCGGATCGATGATGCTCTTTCACGTCTTCATTCGAAAGAAGAGTGCCCCGGTGGACAAGTCAAACCGGATTAATCATCTTCGACTGGTCTGGTTCGCCATGACGCGGGAAACCTTGTTTGTTGAATTGTTCTCTTGGTTGAAGAACGACGAATACGATAACGTCAAAGATTAAACCTATCCCTCAATAATGGAATGAGGGTATCCAGCATGGACGCGGATGTACCTTAACCCAAAGAGAAAGTAGATATGAAAAAGATCGCTAAGTTCAATCCGAACATTCGTAACGTTGGTGACGTTCTCACTACCAGCGTAGCTTGGGGACTGCATGCAGATGTCCATAATGTGGACACCCACCTGACGAGGAGCTACAATCTTCTCAACGCGTCAGAACGAATCAAGATAGACCTCCCGGCCATTCATAAGGGCACCGTTGAATTGATGCCATTGATTCTTGACATCGTTCGCCAGCTTCGACCTGAAGGATTTGTAGCGTTACACAATCCGAGATCGTCAAAGCCTATCGAGAAATACGGGAGAGCTCAGACAACCTTCTTTGCCGAAACCGATGACGGTGAATCGGTATTGCACATGATCCAGGCAGATCGGTATCCACACCCGATCCTTGAGAAGCGGGGTCAGAAGCTGTACTTTGTAAGTGACTACTACATCTACCCCGATCGTGTTGACGATGTCATTCATCGAGAAATCCAAGTGTTTGACAGCG